ATAACGTTGCACCATCAACCGCACCAATCTTTGCAGTCACAGAACTTCAAGTAATGTCTCTCGACTGGAACCTGTCACCAAATAGCTCACAACTTGCAGCATCACTCAACCTTTCAGCAGGTCGTCAGCCATTCACAGGTGCTCAAAATGAGAACCATACAAACTCGGCAGCACCTACATCAGCAACGCTCTCAAACACAGCAGCAGGATATACCACTCTCGGTGGAAAGTTCCAGTTTGCTGCAGTAGCCGGAGCGGAAACTGACTATGCTCTCTTTGGATTCACAGTACCTGCAGGGTCACGATTCCTTTGTGAGGGTATCAAGATTGATGCAATCAACACAGGTGCAGCAGTAGCCACATCAGCAACAGTCCTCGAATGGGCAATGGGATTCAACTCATCAGCCGTATCACTTGCAACAGCAAACATTGTACGTCGCCAAGTGGGGATTCAATCACTACCTATCGGTGCAGCAATCGGTGCTCAGGCACAAACTATTGATTTCGAGTTCCCTACCCCAGAAGTAGTAGAGTCAGGTCGATTCATCCACGTCATTCTGAAAATGCCAATCGCAACAGCAACAGCATCTCAAATCATACGAGGCCAAGTACACATTAAAGGACGATTTATCTAACACACAAATATATGGAAAAAGAGTTTACAATATCAGGAGGTGACCTAGGCGGACTTACATTCACCGCAACCCTCGACGAAAACAATGAATGCATTGTAGAAGTAGATGGAATAAAGTACCTGTTCAGAATTGTGGACGATCAAGCCATCTATTGTGGTCCTACAAACAATGGAAGTAATCTACTCAAAATACCAGAGAATGACCTCCAGACATTATCAGAGTAAAAACTGCCGACCTATGAAATCAGGTATGATTGAAAACGTACAAACAACAACCGAAGTGGCACACACCGTGGTACCACTGACAGCCCTAGCATCAAAAAAGTATTTCATCCTTGCAGGGGTAATCCTATTCGGTGCAATATCGCATGCGATAGAGGATACTCGAAAATCAGGATGGAAAGGAATGGGGTGGTTCGTGGCTAATACATTCGTGGCAGGATTTGTCGGAATGTTATTCTCTCACGTGGCCAGCCTCATAAGTGTGGACTGGATGTATGCTGCCGGAGGTATTGGTGGATACATGGGTCCTGCAGCATTTAAGTATATTCGCTCTGCAGCATTTGCTCGCCTCGGTCTAAACGAGCAAGCAGAAAAACCTAACCAAAAGTAAACGTCATGAAATATCCAACAGGGGCATTAAAAAACCCAAAAGATAATCGAGACATCAAATACACTGACATCCCTGCGATGGCGGTGTCTTTGATGTCAAAACACATCACTGATATCAGTATGATACCGGTGCTTGATCAGGGAATGCTTGGAACGTGTGTAGCACATGCAATCGCAGCTGTGAAAATGTACCAAGAGTTCAAAGAGACAGGTAAGGTGCCAAAGTTCTCACGTAGATACCTCTACTCCCTAGCGAGAAAGCTCTCGCCATACGGAGTAGATATGGGACTCTACCCTAGAGACGGTGCTAAAACGCTCAAAGACAAGGGGATGAGCGAGCCAGACACCATAGATGACAATACACTCCCCCACTCCGTTTACATCGCATATGAGCCAGTTTTGAGCGAAATAGACGGTGCTAAAAAGTGGGGAAGTGGGTATACAACCATCAATGATGGTGATATTAACACCCTAAAGCAAGCAATCGTCCGGGAGGGCATGATAACCATCTCACTCGCCCACCAAGGCTCAAAATGGAGTCGTGTAACCGGTAAACTCAAAAAGCCAGAAACTATCGATGGCCGCCACTATATCGCACTCTATGGGTACGAGGATAAAGACGGTGATACCGTGTTCTACTTCCGAAACTCATGGAGCGAAAACTGGGGAGACAAAGGAAACGGTCAATTCAACTGGAGTGACTACAAAACATTTTCATACGATGCGATCGCATTCACTGACGTACCAAATGACCTCATAGAAAAGGCAAAGAATACTCAGTACATGTTCACTACAACCATGAAACTTGGAGTGTCATCAGTGGAAGTAAAGAAACTTCAAGAGAGACTCTCTCAAGAGGGATTCTACACTCACCCACAGTTCACTGGATACTTTGGTCAAATAACAAAAGCAGCAGTCATTGCGTATCAAAAGGCAAAAGGAATAAAACCTGCCGAGGGTATCGTAGGACCAATCACTCGTGCGAAACTCAACGAGCCAGTAAAAAAAAACTCAAAATCAGTGAGTCGGGACTCAAACTCATCAAAGACTTTGAGTGGCTCCACGATGGGAACCCTAAAACAAAGATTGTGGAACCGATGCTTGACCCTGTTGGGTATCCGACAATAGGATGGGGGTCACGCTACGGACTGGATGGAAAAGAAATCACAATGAAGTCGCAACCACTGACAATCGGTGAGTGTGATGAATTGCTCAAAAGAGACGTCCGCTACATAGCAGACGAACTCAACAAGTACACTCTCAACCAAAATCAGTTCGATGCACTGACATCATTCTGCTACAACCTAGGAATAGGTGCATTCCAAAAAAGCCAGATTGCCAAAAACCTGAAATCAGGAAAAGCGATCACTGAGGAAATGTTCACAGTTTACTCAAAAGCCCGGGACCAGAAAACAAAACAACTGGTAACACTCAAAGGACTTGTCATCAGGCGAAAAAAGGAATACGCACTGTTCATGAAATAAAAACAAGCCCACACCGCAAGGCGTGGGGATTGTTTGTTATTTGTGATATAATAAAATCATAAGCTCTAGTAAAATGACAAAAGAATATAATCTAAAAAGATCACTAGAATCCATTCAAAGAAAAAGAGATAGAGGTATGGCTATTTCAGAAAACGAAAAAACGGAAAATGATAGAATAGAAATAGGGTATAATGCTGAAATAAATATATCAATTCCATTCACTGGAGAAATATCAAAAAATACAATTCTTGGGCGTGGGAACTTTGGCAAAAGAGTCTTTATGAAACAAGGAGCAAAAGAAAAAAGAGCAGAAATCGCATGGCTTTGTAAACAAGAAATGTTAAAAAATAATGTGATATTTTATGATGGAAAAGTTTACCTTGATATATTTGTACAAAAACCGACTGCTGGAGCAGGTGATGCGTTAAACGTACTAGATTTAATATCTGATGCAGTTCAAGATGGTATTGGTGTAAATGACAAATGGTTTTGTGTAAAATCAATCGATTGGGAAATAAAAAAACAAAATCCTAGAATATATATACAGGTAATACAGGAGGTAGATAGACCGCATCAAACTTGTACATACTGTGGATCAATAAGACCAATAGAACATTTTTCAAAAACAAAAAATGGATACTCAAAAGATTGTTTATTTTGTAGAGGTAAAATGCTATAATATCTATAGCCGATACAGTGGTCGAGTGTCGGTTATCACAACCCTAACCACCACAAACCAATGACAAAAAAAGTCACAAAAACAGAATTGACTAAACGAATGCAAACATTCGGATGGTCAGTGCTTTGGGTAGCACTAGCGGCGATAGCCGATCACGCCCTTTCAAGCCTCGGATTGTTAGATTTGCCAACACTAAACCTTTCAGGATTAGAGGTGAACACAGCAGTCATTGCAGGTTTGGTCTTGAACCAGATTAGTAAGTATGCTCACAACATGCGTGCACAATCTCAATAAGAGACTACGACATCGGTGATAGTACCGGCTCCGGGACTGAGTCCCACCCGTTATGAATACACTCAAATATGTGATTGTTCTCACAATCATAACTCTTGCAATATTTGCAATGTCGCTAAAGACCGCAGCCATTGCAGGAACCAACGTAGTAGAGGAACCTGTGGAGATTCAACCAAGTTTCAAAGAGCAGCTCGTACAAGCGGACCTCTCTACACGCCAAAAACTCGTACTTGAAAAAGTAAACGAATACGCTAGACGACATGGTGCTAATGCCAAAGAAATGTACGATACGATCGCTAAGTGTGAAAACAAGGCACTCAATCCAAATCAGCAAAGTGGCCATCGGTACGACTTCAACTCACCCAAACGAAATATCGTGAAAGGTGAACAAGAGAGGTCATACGGACTGGCAATGATACACCTACCTGATCATCCAACCATCTCACATGAAAACGCAACCGACCCGGAGTTCGCTCTGGAATGGATGGCGAAAGAGTTTGCAGATGGGAGGGAGTCACAATGGACTTGTCACACGAAACTCTTTGGTGCATACTAGAGAAAGGTGTGGCCATTGTAGTATGGTCAAACTAGAGTCACTACAGACTCAGTGCTGCACCTACAACACAGATAACCCTTATAGACGAAAGGTAGAAATACCCTTAATCTATAAGGGTTTTTGTGTTATTATAGCAGTTATCCACAACATTCTTTCATGCTCACTTGCATAGATTTATAGCAGTACTATAATGAACATGTCGAAAGATTATTAGTAACGACAAAACATTAAAAATAGTTATGAAACTATACAACACCGCCGACCCAAACATTAAGCCACCAGTGCTCATGCTTGTGTACGGCCAAGGGGGAGTAGGGAAAACAACATTCACCTCAACTGCCCCAAAACCATTACTAGCGGACTGTGAGAACGGTTCAAAATACTTCGGACTTCGAGGAATCCACATGGACGTGGCACTCGTAGAAAACTGGAATGACATTGAACAGTTCTACCTCCACGTAAAGAATCACCCGGAATACGAAACGGTAGTAGTAGACCCAATCGGTGAACTCATGGAAAAGCTCAAGATTCACATAGTGAAATCAAAAGAAAAGAAATGGGTGCAATACGATGGCTCACTAACCATGGCAGGATGGGGAGAAATGAAAGACCGAATGAGAAACTTCATCAAGTCAATCAAAGACCTCGGACGACACATGATCCTAGTAGCACACGTAGAGGAAAAAGATGATGAGGGACGACTAATCAAGCGACCTAAAATCATGACAAAAATCAGTGAGGAAATAATCGCACTCGTAGACATCGTAGGAATGATGGAAACGGTACGACAACCAAACGAATCAGGTGAGATTGTAGACAAGCGAATCATCCGAGTACAGCCAACAGAGAAGTACGAGGGTAAGGACCGAACAGGTCAGCTCGGAGCAATCATCGAACCAGACTTCGACAAGATCGTGAAAGCATGTCAGGGAACTGAGGTATACGCATGGTCATCATTAAAAGCAAAAGGTGAGGAACCAAAAAAACCTGCAGCAAAAGCACCTGCAAAAAAACCTGCAGATAAGGGACTAGAGAATGTACCACAAGGAACAGACAATGAACCTGCGGCACCTGAAACTATTCAAGGAGAGACACCGGTCGAACCAACAGTAAACGAAAGTGCTCAATCAAAACTTGATAAGGCACTCGAAAAATAGTATGGCAACCGAAATACACGAGTTCACTCTGTACGGTGGAGAGGTAAAGGTAAAGTTCTACCCAAACTCACACATGTACAAAGTAACCGATGAAAAGTACGGACTCAAAGACCAGAGAGTAAAAGGAGTAACAACCTACCTCGGAATCAAAGATAAGAGCCAAGCCCTCGTATCGTGGGCGGTAGGCGAGGCAGGACTACACCTCTACGACATCATCTCATCAGGCCAAATAGTGACCATGGACGATGTACGAAACGCACTCAAGCGACACACTGAAATCAAGGACGAGGCTGCACTCATCGGAACCGCAATGCACGCATGGTGTGAATACTTCATCAAGCATAAGCTCAAAGAAAAAGGATACGAGGAGGCACCAAAACTGCCAGAGGACCCACAGATACTTCTCGGAGTGAACTCATTCCTCGAATGGTATGTGAACCACCACGTAGAGTTCCTATCATCAGAACGGATCGTCTACAGCCGAAAACACCAATACATCGGAACGATGGACTTCGAGGCATACGTCGACAAGGTCCTCACCGGTGGAGACTTCAAAAGCTCAAACGGACTATACAACTCAGTGCGAGCACAGATATCAGCGTATATCGAGGCAGCAGAGGAGGAGGCAGAGCACATCGGCAAAAAAGTTAAGTTCCAAAACCGAGTAGCAATCAGACTCTCAAAAGAAACTGAACAAGAATACAAGGTCCGCATGGAACGAAAAAACATCATCAAAGGAAAAGAGGATGCACCAATCGAACCATACGAACCATTCGAGTGGAAAGTATTCGAGGGACGTGAAAGCCACGAGGATGACTTCAAGAGAGGATTCCTCGCAGCAAAAACATTACTAGAATGGGATCAGGCAACTGACTTCTACCTAAACAGAAATAAGTAAACTATATGCAAACATTATTTATCATCGTACTAGCACTTGTAGCAATCGATGCAGTGCTCAGTATCGCAGCAAAAATTGAACGAGCACGTGAAAACAAAAAGATGGCGAAATGCCTGCACGGAGTGGTAAAGACACTCATCACTGAAATCGAGTCACAAGAAAAAGAAGTACCAAAGGTCGAAAAGAAACCACGAACACGTAAAGCACCTGCAAAGGTAGAATAACTATGAACCTAGTAATCCTAGTGGGTCGCCTTGCTCACACACCTGAACTCAAGGCACTACCAAGCGGACTCAAAGTGATGAACGCTAGTCTTGCAACAAACTACTTCTACAAAGACAAAAGCGATCAAAAACAAGAGGGAACTGACTGGCACAATCTAGTAGCGTACGGAAAAACAGCAGAGACCATGGCTCAATACCTCAAAGGTGGCGACCAAATCATCGTACATGGCTCACTGAAAACAAAATCATGGGACGATAAAGATGGCGGAGCAAAACGCTATCGAACAGAGGTAAACGTTGAACGGTTCGAGTTCGGAGCAAAGAACATGAAACGAGATGATCGCCAAGATGGATACGATAATCAAGAAAATGGAGATACTGAACCATCAGTGGACTATCCATCAGACGATATCAACCCAGACGACATCCCCTTCTAAAAATCTTATATCAGTGATATAATAGAACCCGAGATGTCTCGGGTCGGCTACACAAAATCCCAGTGTGTACCCGACCGGGGACATCACCGACCATTACTAGCTAACCGACCAAAAACATATGGCAAAAAGAATGTTTAGCCCGGAGATAGTGACGAGTGACCCATTCCTAGACATGGGACAAGGTGCACAACTTCTCTATTTCCACCTCGCTATAAAAGCTGATGACGATGGATTCGTAAGCCCAAAAGGAGTCATGCGAATGCTCGGAATAGCTGATGATGAACTCAAAGTTCTCATAGCAAAAAGATTCATACTACCCTTTGAAAGCGGAGTCGTAGTGATAAAACACTGGCTCATACACAACCTGATCAGAGCCGATTTGTACAAGGAAACTCAGTACAAAAAAGAGAAGTCTATGCTCGGTTTGAACGAGAATGGAGCATACACAGAAATGCGTGAGGGAGTAGCCGAACTCAGGCAGATAGAGCCTCCAAAATGGCTAAAAGAAAGGAGAAAAGAGCTGCGTACCGCAAACGTACCGCTGTCGGCTCTTAGGATAGGTAAGGATAGGATAGGAAAGGATAGGTTAGATAAGGATAGTATAGAACAGAATACAGACGGTCCCGAGGTGGAGGTAAAGAAAAAAATTGAAAAGGAGACATTCGGAGAAATGGGAAAGGTGAAACTCACCACAGAGGAATACGACAAGCTCGTAGCAAGACTAGGCCAAGCGAATACCGAAATCATGATATTCGAACTTGATACCTACATCGCCTCAAAGGGAGCCAAGTACCAAAGCCACTATGCAACCATCCTTAACTGGGCGAAAAGAAAAGCAATGGACCAATACCAAAAAAAGGTCGACAATGAGAATAATAAAAAAAGGATAGTATGATCTACGAACTACACACCTCAACAGGTCAAAAGATTCGCATAGACGATGACGACCTCAAAAAAATCTCAGACAATACCGACCAGTTCATGGTAAAGCTCAAGCAAGGAATCGTGCGACCTCCATTCATCTCGGTAATAGTTCCAACCAACGAAAAAGAAACCAAGATAGAATCAATCATCGAGAGGCGAGGAGACAGGCTAGTAGTGACAGGGGAAAAAGAAGTCAAAGTACTCAAGGACCTCATGACACTACCAATCCAACACGATCAACTACCTGATGGGAAAAATAATCGAGTAATAAAAAAACTACCATGAACACCGAAATATTAAATCCAAACGACAACATCAAGTTCTGCGAGGATACAATGAAAATGATGGTGCAAGCGAACCTCGCCTACATCATCACCGACCCTTGCTACATTATGGCAACTGGTCAGTACGATGATATTTGTTCAGAGGGTTGCGATTTTGAGGGTCAGGAGTTTCCACTCTCAAGCACTCACCGAGATACTGGTCGAGCAATTGTCTTCCATAAAATCGAGGGCACTCCAAACGGAGACGGCTCATACGAGTTTAAGGGTCAGGACATTGGAGTGGACGCAGGTATGCTTTGCATAGCAGAAGCTACCGAGGGTGACTTTGCGGACGATGAGTTCGGAGCGAAGTTTGAGACCCTTGAAGAAGCAGAGCGAGCGTTCCCGTTAATCATTAAGCACTTCTAGTATGGCTCGTCTTGGAACTTACAGTACGTTCGATTGCCCAACGGGTGACACAACCGAAGCGTACCTATGGCTAACAAAACAATCCAAGAGGCGAAGTCAGGAAAAATCATGAGTGAGTGTGCACACGAAAAGAAATACTTCCTCGAAGTATGTGAGAACTGCAAAGAGTCACACGAAGTGTACGACATCGCTGCAATCGATGAACTAGATATCTACGAAGTGCTCGAGTCACGAGGGATAGAGATAACCATAGGCGAGGCACAGGAAATATTCAAAGCACTAACGAGCAAAGCCTATGAAACTCAAAAATCCATTCACTCCGGAGAGTAGAGAATGGTTCAGAGACTGCTGGCACTGTTGGGACTGCGGAGAGAATGGCCAGAGAACAGGCGGACTAGAACTCCATCACATAACCGGGAGAGATAGTAACGCCACGATCAATGGAGCGATACTATGCAAGGGGTGCCACATCAAAGCACTCCACACACAAAGCGAGGAGGCAGGATACACGCTCACCACACTGAAATACCTGCAACCGTTAGGGTACGAGATAACTCAAAAGGATATCAACCACCTAACAAAACATCCATGGCTCGTGACGAGAGAACTCACCGAATGGATACAAAGATTACCAATAGTCAAAAAACTGTTCACGTAAAATATGACTACAACGAAAACATTCAAGAAATCAACAGAGGAAATAATCAAGCTCCTCGAAAAAGGGCACACGCAATGGGAAGTGCACAAAATGGGATACCCATTTGGAACAGTACGGTATCACTACCAGAGAATGTTCAAACCAAAGCAATTCAAAAAGTTTATGGCAAGCCACAAAGAGCGAATGCGACTGCGACAGTTATCCACAGGAAAATTGAAAGCAGACTAGCATTTATTTATGACACTGCTATAATAAAGATATGGAAAGGTGGTCACCTCTCCAACATTAAAAAGCTAACAAAAAAAACTGTATGAAAACAACCCTAACAATCATAATCTTATCAATAGCACTCGGTGCCATCATGGTAACCGGCTACGATAGACAAATGAAAGTGAACTGCATAACACTGCAGAACCAAGCGGTCGAAAACAGTGAGAACCCTCACTACTACGTTACCAAGCTAGATCACGATGAGTGCAAGGAGGTTTATGGAATAGAAATCGATGCACCAATCAAATAAACGCCATGAGCAAGAAACATTACAACAAAGGTAACTTGCCTCGGGTCTGGGAACTGATGGTGCACTTACACCAAACGAAACCCGAAGTATTCAGCGATGCGAACACACTGAGGCAATACGCAGGAATGCAATGGAAAAGTCTACACGACAAAGAGCACTGCCCAAACTGCAAAGCCTCAATGGTCTCATACTGGTTCGAGTTCGATATGCCAAACGCATCCATGCTCGTAGCAATGAGCAGGATCGTGCGAGCAAGACTTGAAAAAGACATACCATTCACCGAGGCAAACCAAATCCATGTTCAAACAATGAACACAGCCTCATACGCAATGAAGTCACGAACGACACAGATGGCAAAGCTAGGACTGATAACAAAGGTACTCAAAGACGGAAAACATCAGAGCGGATACTGGCTCATCACTCGCAGAGGATGGCAAGCACTCGCAAACATGCCGGTACCGAAAAAAGTGGAATCATTCCGAAACGATATCATCGAGAGGGATGAGGAACTCACGACCATCAAGCAAGTATTCGCAGAATGGACCACCAAGAAAAGAGAAATGGAAAAGCGAAATAAAAACCTGAAAACAACTGACTACACGGACGAGGTCGTAGAGCATAGCAGACACAATGACTGGATACACATAGGTAACATCCAGTCCGGCGAACTTATATGACCCGATTCCAATACGCAATGATCATGTTCACCTTAGTGCTCATACTCGGAAAAATCTCACCTGAAAGCGAGAAAGCAGTATGGGAACTAGTCGGAGGTGCATGGTTCGTAGTAATGATTATTAACCTAGTAACACAACTAATCCAACATGGAAAAGAAAGCAAAAACGACAACCAAGAAAACTAAGGATGTCGAACAAAAAAAACACGGTATCGTAGAAAGCAAAGAGGTCGACCCAAAGACACGAACAGTCCTCCTCCTCGATTCACGAAACGACCTAGTGCCATACTTCTTCAGCGGACTCGATGCAATGGCAGCAAACTATAAAACAAAAGCGGTCAATCAATTCGTAGACTTCGTATACATGACCTGCACAGGATTCATCGAAACGGTACGAGACAAAAGCCTCGAGTTTATGAAAGCAAAAAATCCTGAGTACGGAATAGGAGATATCCTACGAAACCGAAAAGGCCAGATGAGAATGATAGTGAACATGTTCATCGAACCAAAGACAAAAGAACTCAATTATTCATGGGTAGACCCACAGTCAGCACAAACCCCAATGAGTGCATGCTCTGCAAAAACGATGAGTGGGTGGATCGAAAAATAACATAATCGTGGTGCCCGGATACGGTGAGCGAGAAAAGTGTTTAATACAGTTTCACTCAATCGCTCCCGGTACTCGGGCATCACAAAAAACAACTATGGAAATATCATCAACAATGAATGGACTACTCACACTGGTAACATGGATCGTAACAGTAGCAAACCTGCTCGCAGCCACAGTGACCGGAGTGGTATACGTCACAACTTTAATCGCTAAGAAAGGTAACATGGACCACCGAGAGGAATTGAACTATCGCTCAGCGATAACAATGCACCTCGCATGGTCAATCATGATGTACCTGCTCATAATGTAGCTATGAAAAAAACCACCGACAAAAAACATGTTCTCAATATCGCAATAGCCAGAGATATGTGGGACAACAACCCTGTGATCATTCTCTATTTTTTCAAAATAAAGATTGCATCATGGAAATACAATCAAGTATTCGAGAGAATCGAAAGGGTCGAATTGCATCCATGGTATGAGGCACAATACAAACTCAGGAAATCATGGAAAGGCTTTGCTACTAAATACCTTTCATCAAAATAGTATGAACACCATCGACACAAAAGAGTTCAATGAACATATCAAATCAATGGGATCTGATATCGACATTGAGAAAATGAAAAATAGCCGTTTCACAATCAACGGCGAGATGGAAAATCACTCGATGATCTACTGGAAAAGGTACCCGATGAGTTTTTCAACTGGGTCCGCACCGTTCAATCGAGACTACAATACGAGTACACCAAGATTAAGGATGAATGCTTGAATGACTATCACCGAATCACACTCGCTGAGATTCCAAGAGAGGACAGAAAATCACTAGCACTCGAGATTCAAAAGAAAAAGTACCCGGGTATCTTGTTCTCGATACTCGATGACAAAGATTATTCACAAGCGATATACAAAATGATCCGACCGAAAGGACAATCGCAATTCAAAATTGATATAGATCTATGAGTAAAATGTACATAATGAAAGGACTCCCGGCATCCGGGAAATCAACCAAGGCAAAAGAAATATGCGAGAGAGATGGCAACACTGTCAGAATCAACAAGGACCTACTCAGGACCATGCTGCACTTTGACAAGTTCAACCATATCAAGGAGAGCCATACTCGAGATGCCGCAAGGAAACTCGCTGACTGGTACCTCGCAAATGGTGTGAATGTCATTATTGACGACACCAACCTCAATGAGGGCACTGTTCAATCATGGAAAGACCTCGCAAAGATCCACAATGCTCACATCGAGTACGTTGATCTCACTGATGTTCCACTGCATTATTGCATCGAAAGGGACAGGGCCCGAGAAAAGAGAGTGGGCGACCAAGTCATCCAAAAGATGGCACTGCAACACCTCGGATGGTTGAAAGGAGAGAAAATTGTGATCTGTGACCTTGATGGGACACTATGTGACATCACCCACCGACTACACTATGGGAAAGGGGAAACAAAGGACTGGAAAAAGTTTTTTGATGGAATCCCCGGAGACTCACTACGCCACGAGGTACTTGCTGCGGTAGTAAACCTATGCAGGGAACAAGATGCAGGATTGATCCTCGTGTCAGCACGCCCTGAAACATACCGAGAGACTACCGAAACATGGCTCGACAACAATTTTTCAGGACTCACCTTTGGCAAAGGTCGCATTGGACTCATTATGAGAGATGCACACGACAAACGCCCGGACACCGAGGTTAAATCAGACATATACGAGAAATATCTCAAACATCTCAACATCGTCAGAGTATTTGATGATCGACCAAGCGTGATTCGTATGTGGAGAGAAAAAGGGCTTGATGTTCAGGACGTTGGTCAGGGTATAGAGTTCTAACATTATTAACAAAAAGACGTTCACTATGGTGAACAATTATGCTATAATAAACATATGAACACCATCGCCAACAAAGTAAAAACTCTCAAGACAACAGACGTGCAGACGTTTTTGTCATGGGAGTTTAATACGCTCAAGGATAAGAACCGAGACGTGACCAACCTCAAGAATGCGATCATCAAGAACGGTTTCTCATTCCCGGTATTCCTCTGGTACGGCCACAACTACGTCATCGACGGAACCGGACGTAGAAAAGCGGTAGAGGAACTGACCAAGGAGGGATATGACATTCCAGAAATACCATACGTCGAGGTAGAGGCTGCAACCCTAGAGGAGGCACGCCAAAAAGTACTAGAGGCATCGTCATCATTCGGAGACATCACAAAGAAATCATTCCTCGACTTCGTGGATGGAGATGTAACATTCATAGACTGGGAGACAATCAACTTCGGAGGCAGCAAGAAACTAGGCCACGATGACTTCATCGAGGATACTGACGACCAAGACGACGAGGTACCAGAACTACCATTCGAACCGCAAACGGTACTCGGTGATATCTACGAAATAGGTGGACATCGAATACTCTGTGGGGACTCGACACTGCATACGGACCTCAAGAAACTCATGGATGGCCACAAAGCGGACATGGTATTCACTGACCCACCATACAACAATGACAAAATGGACGACGAAAAGTTCAAAGCATTTCTTGTGGATACGTTCCTGCAGATGAAAGGAAATGTAAAAGAAAACGCCGGGTGCTACGTATTCCACAGCCACAAAACCGCCACGGTATTCGAGGAGGCTCTCAAGGAAAACAACTACACCATCCACACCCAATTGATATGGAATAAACCATCAGCCGGACTAGGGATGAACGACTACAAAACAAAGCACGAGCCATTCTACTACTGCTCAATCACCAAGCCTGTATTCTTTGGGGATAGAACCAATACCACGGTATGGAAAGTACCCAACAGCATAGAGAAAATGCTCAAGTGGTTTGAAAAGCAAGTAGAGATAAGCGAGGAGGGGGGGGCAACTGTCTGGTCAATGAAAAGGGCGAACACCCAAGACTACGTTCACCCTACACAGAAACCAGTAGAGCTACCGGTGAAAGCACTGGTAAACTCCTCAAAGAAAGGAGACATCGTATTGGACCTATTCCTTGGGTCAGGTTCAACTCTGATAGCAGCAGAGAAAACAGGTCGGAACTGCTATGGTATGGAACTGGACCCTCGATTCGTCGATGTGATCGTCGATGTGATCGTAGAACGATACCTGCAATTCACTAACCAAACCACCGTAATCAAAAACGGTGAGGAAATCATATGGGAAACGAACAGAGTACAAGTACAAGACTAAACCCACAGGAACTGCTTGAAAAGGCACTGGCAACGGAACCGACGGTGCGAACGTGCAAGGATGACTGGGGTGCTCACACATGGGTCAAGCATGAGGAAACGCTCATGGAATACTGTAGCGTATGCATGACGAGAAAGGATGTGTGGGAGCAGGGACAGGAAAAAGACGATATAGCATTAAGTAATGCAGAAAAAAAGCCAGAAAAGGACCTAAGCAGGGTACCAGAACACCTCAGAGAGCACGTCATAAAGCCCGGAGAGGTACGTAATCCAAACGGTAGACCGAAAGGTACCAAGAACCTAACAACCATCGTCATGGAGGCACTGCGAGCAAAGACGTATCAAATCAAAAACGATGCCAATGGCAAGACAACCGAAATAACTGGAGAGCAGGCATTCGCAGAGGCGATACTCGAGAACGCAATCAAGAAAAAGGATCGGGAAAGTCTCCGCATGATATGGGAAATGGCAGACGGTAAACCAACACAACAGCACAGGCTCGACATCCACTCACCGAAAGGGTATCAAGTGGACCCAGAGCGAGAAAAGGTCATCACAGAGCAGTTCGGGATGTACGATGACCAAATACCTATGCTAGGAACCCCCCTAATCGCCCCACAGACGATAAAAGAGGTCGAAATGGTACAAACCACCGAACCAATACAAAACACGCCACCTAGCCCCCAAAATACGCCAAATCAGGGGGTACAAGAGCCACCAATAACCTATGACAACACTCAACAGAACAATACCGGAGTTCGAGAGAACACGGAGGGTCAGACCGGAGGAGTTAGAGAGGCTTAAAACCCTCACCCGAGACGATCGTATCGCAGTGTGTAAGGCAGACTTCGCACTGTTCTCGGCGTACTACTTCGCTCACATGAAAAAGTACCCGTTCGCCATGTTCCACTACGAGTTCTTTAGGTCATTCAGGCGACTCCTTGCAGGAATACTCACCGAGGTCATGCTGCTCGCATTCCGTGAATCAGCAAAGACCTCACTCGTCAAAGAGTTTGTGATATACCTAGTGGCCTACAACCTTGAGGACTTCATCGTGTGGGACTCATACGATGAAGGTAACTCAAAGCGTGCACTGTTCGACATCGTGGTAGAAATGCAGACCAACAAAAGACTCAAAGAGGACTTTGGGGAACTCTACAATGGGAAAAGGTCCGCAGATGAAATCACACAGAAAAGTGTCACCGACTTCATCACCAATTCAGTCAAAGATGAATATGGGAATATCCTACATCGTGGAGTACGAGTGGAGGCACACACCACACAAGAATCAGCTCGTGGATTCCTCTACGATGGTAAAAGACCGGGACTGGTAATCCTTGATGACTTCGAAAACAAAAAGACAATCAGGTCAGAGGCAGTAACCAATAACATCTGGGACCACATGCAGGAACTCAAGGGAGGTATCGATGGAATCCAATTCAGAGTGATATACCTAGCAAACTACATCTCACAGTTCGCCAACGTGCAGAAAATCGTGGACCGTCAAAAGGTAGACCCCGGACTGATGGTGCACAACATAGCTGCAATCAAAGATGGCGTACCGACATGGTTCGAAAAGTACACGCTCACTGACAAAGAGGCACAGTACTACCGAAAGACATATCCGCACCTCATACCAAAGGCAAGCCTAGAGACAAAGAAAAGACTGCTCTGGTCACCTGATACAGGTGATCAAGACTGGGAGGCGGAAATGATGAACAACCCAATCGACAATGCAGTGGCTACATTCAAGCGAGAATACTTCCAATACATAAACCTAGAGGATGTACTTAAGAAACGAGTGGCCTGCTTTGTAACCATAGACCCTGCACTCTCAGAAAAGGATGAGAGCGACGATACTGGAGTCTCAATCGTATGGACCGATGAGATAAACAACTGGTACTCAAAGGTGTTCAAGGTGCGAATAAACTCCCGGGAACTCGTGAACTTCCTATTCGATATCAATGAATACCTATCAGCACTCGGAACGCCACCGAGAAAAATAGGAATCGAAAAGGAAAAATACTACGGTGCAGTGTATCCATTCCTCAAAGAGAAAATGCAAAAGAGGAATAAGTACCTCCCAATGTTCGCAATCGAAATCAAGGGACGTAAAAAAGAGGACCGCATAACCGATGCCCTACAGTATCGGTACGAGAACGGTGTGATATGGCACGTCATGGGTGAGATGAGTATAGGAAAAGACGATCCGATAGAGGGTAGTATCAATATCCAAGTACCACTACTCATGACCGACTATGAGACACAGGCTCAAAGGTTCCCGGCAGGTGGCCATGACGACATGCTTGACTCACACGCATACGGTGCAGACATCGTCAGGTACGATGCACCGGAGAGCGAGGAGGAAAAAAGACAGAGAGCAAATCCGTACAACATCGATTCATTCGTGGAGAGAATAGAAAAACAAAACCGAGAGAATAGGATGAGAGAGGATGCACGGATAGAGGAGCTGCAGTACCGTTCGGCCTATGAACAGGATGAGGCGGATAGCTACTATGCAGAAATTGAGTAAGGTGCTATAATAGAATCATTACTAGCTTAACGTGCGAAAGCACATTTCATATTGATATGGAAACACTAACTTACGATCAGCTCAACCCTATCTCACAAAAAATGGTGAGTACAGTTGAGGGATGGGATGTAACTTGCTACACCAACAATGATGGTGTGAAAGTTACACTCCACGGAGAGGGAGAAGTGGCAAAGTATTCAGTGGAATATCCTGAGGGTCATGAACCAC